AAGTGGTATTTAAATTGGCTTGAAAAAGTTGGCAATGAAACAAACACCAAGCCACTTGTTTATTCTGCACGCTGGGCTTGGCAGCTTTATATCATGAAAGCAGAACAAGAACTGCAGCAAAAGGTTGCGTCTTATCCGCTTTGGCTGGCAAGTTATAATTCTGGGGTTGAGCCAAAACGCAAGACAAAGCTTTGGGATCACTGGGATGTTTGGCAATGGACTGGTTCAGGCGATGTTCCGGGGGTTAAGGGTCGTTGCGACATAAATTGGATGGCTGGTGGCCAATTAGAAAAATTAAGAGTACCAAGCCCGAATATTCCCTAAGACATGAGATATTGCCGTTTTAGTTATGATAAAGTTGTCATTGGTGGTAATTTAAATGCCTTTTTGTATAGCTATAACCATGGTTTGCCTTTAATAATCAACAAGCTTGACTCTCCTCCTTTTTTTGAGGTTGAAAAGAAAAAGCTTTGGAATGAATTATACTTTTTATTGTCTTTAGCTGGGTTAAATGTTTTGGGAGATAAAACAGACACTATTCGAATTGATGAAAACGAATTAACAGTATCAACAAAAGACTTTAAGGTTGTAAAAATAAAGTTTACTGAATTAATAGTTTTTGATGACAGTTCTCTTTTTGGCCTTCCGATACCACAAAAAGAAGAAAACAGGTTCATAGTTTTGGATTGGATGGTCGCAAAATCATGCGTGCCACACGATAAAGTACGCATATCAACAAGAAGCGATTTTGTTAAGAATATTTATTTTTATCCAACGGATCGAGTAGATGGCAATCATGCCAAAATAAAGGATTTGGTAGCGGTTTCATATTTAACAATGGAACAACTACAAGATTTTAACTATTCGGATACATATGTCAGATTTAAAACAACAAAGCTGTTGAAAAAAAATGGTTTGACTGGTAGAAAAAATGGCTTTCACAATGGGAAACAAATAACTTATACATTAGGACTTGAAGTAAAAAAAAGAGAAACAATGAGAATGGGAATGAATTTATACGAAGACACTGACAACTTAATCTTTAAATATAAGGACGTCCTGCCATTTAAGAGTTCTCTTTCAAAATGCGTGAACAAGCTTAATAATACATTAAACGTTTTATAATGGAAAAAGGTTCACAAAATTTACATTCTTTTCATTTAGCTGGAATAGTTCCGGTCGCCGGCCAAAAATTAGACTTTGATTTCCCATGGCACGATTGTTTACAACCCATAGGAAAAAACTATTTGGCAGTAGAAAGAGCAGTTTTGGAATGTGCATATGCCGGCTGTGAAACAATATGGATCATCTGCCATGATGATATGCAGCCTTTAATCAAATATCGCTTGGGGGAATATGTTTTAGACCCAGTTTACTTGCAAAGAAAAAGATTCAGCTCTAAAGGAGAGAGACAAGAAATACCATTGTATTATGTCCCAATCCATCCCAAAGATAGAGATAAACGAGATTGTTTAGGTTGGAGTGTTCTATATGGTGCATTAACTGCATATTGGCTGAGCAAAACAATTAGCAAATGGGTTGTTCCAGACAGGTTTTATGCAGCTTTTCCATATGGCGCGTACGATCCTAAACTCCTTCAACCTTTTCGGAAACAGATTTCCAGTAGGTCGCCTTTTTATGTTTCTTGGGGCGGTAAAAGTGTCAAGGACAATGAATATTTAGGCTTTACTTTCGATGGAGAAGACTTTATAGAATGTCGACAATTCTTGAGAAAAGAGGGCACAGGAGAATTCTTTGGATATGACACTGGTAGAATACCCATTGAAGAAAGATGGTCTGCAAGGTATTTTGAGCTTGACAAAGTGTTCAAACATGTTAATATAGAGGATGCAAATGTACTGGACATTCCATGGTATTACAATATTAGCAATTGGGATGGTCTTCGTACTTTTTTTGGTTCTGAAGAGTGTAAAACACTTGACAAACCATATGAGATAGGATATCATAGGTTGAGTAGGATTGGGGTGGATGATGAGTGAAAACAAAATACCTTTCGTTGGATTACACGCGCACAGCGTTGCTGGATCGCCTTTTGATGGCTTAGGATATCCTCAAGAACATATGGATTTTGCATATGAAAATGGCTCTGATGCACTAGCCTTGACAGACCATGGCAATATGAATGGCATGGCTTATCAAGTTTTACATGCCAAACAAATGAAACGAGAAGGCAAAGACTTTAAACCAATTTTTGGCGTTGAAGCATATTTTTTGCCCAGCCTAGAAGAGTGGCGAAAAGAACGCGACAAAGCAAAAGCTGATAAAAAGAACAAGATCAAAGATGACGCTCAAACTGGCACAACTATTGAGGACGAAGCATCGTCAAAAAAGGCGCTTAAAAACATTCTCAACCGGCGCCGACATCTTATTCTATTAGCTCAAAATCAAACTGGATTAAGCAATATTTTTGAGCTAGTGTCTAAGTCTTTCTCTAGAGAAAACTTTTATAGATTTCCTAGAATTGATTATAATTTACTTAAAAAGCACAACGAAGGAGTAATCGCTGCGAGCGCATGTCTGGGCGGCGTATATGCTGGTAATTATTGGGAAAACAAAGAGAATGGAGAAGATGCAGTCATCGATGCCATGCGAAAAACTACCTACAAAATGTTGGAGATTTTTGGAGAAAGGTGGTATGGGGAACTTCAATGGAATGATATTCCAGACCAACACAGACTAAATAAGTATATTATCCAACTTCATCATGAATTTGGGATCCCGTTGATATCAACCGCAGACAGTCATTATCCCAATCCAGACGCCTGGAAGGACAGAGAACTATATAGAAAGCTCGGATGGCTTGGTAAAGGAACTTTGCCTAGTTGGGCAACATCCGAGCTTCCAGCGGGTGTTGAAGAGATTGGCTACGAATTGTATCCTAAAAACGGCAATCAGATGTGGGAGTCTTATAAACATTATTCTGAGAAGTGCGGTGTAAAATATGATGATGATTTGGTCAGGCAATCCATCGAAGAAACACACAACATTGCTCATAAAAAAATTGAGAATTTCACGCCAGACAACGAAGTGCGTTTGCCAAGCTTTGTTGTTCCGGCCGGAATGACAGCGACACAAGCTTTAACTAGAATTTGTATTGATCAACTTAGATTTAAAAATTTACACAATGATAAAGAATATATTTCACGACTAAAAGAAGAACTAGAAGTTATTGACGACAGAGGGTTTAGTAAATATTTTCTTACAATGAATGCTATAGCAACGAAGGCAAATGAAATTCAATTAACTGGTCCAGGACGCGGCTCAGCCGCCGGATCCTTGGTTGCGTATGTTCTTGGTATTACACAAGTTAATCCTATTAAGTATAATTTGCTTTTTTCAAGGTTCCTTCGCAGGGACGCTAAAGATTATCCTGATATCGATTATGATGTTTCGGATCCAATGGAATTGAAAGAAATTTTGATAGACGAATGGGGACACAACACCGTTGTGCCAATTTCAAACTTTAATACTTTGCAGCTTCGCTCATTGGTTAAAGACATTTCAAAACTTTATGGAATTCCTTTCACCGAGGTCAATGTAGTTACATCAACAATGCTTAGGGAAGCAACTCCTTTGGCGAAAAAGAAACATGGAATTAAAGCCGGCGTATATACGCCAACTTTTGAAGAAGTGATGGAGTTTTCAGATTCATTGAAAAGGTTTCTTAATAAATATCCGCAAGTTGCTAATCATATTAATGTTTTGTACGGACAAACTCGTTCCGTGTCTAGACACGCAGGAGGTGTTGTTGTGGGCGAAAACTTAAACAGACACATGCCACTCATAAATAGCGGCGGAATAACACAAACTCCGTGGTCTGAAGGGCAAAACGTTCGACACCTTGAAACAATGGGTTTTATTAAGTTTGATATTCTCGGGCTCTCGACCTTAAAGATGATTGAGGGAGCAATTGCGCACATTTTAAAGCGGCATCAAGGTATTGCCAACCCGACGTTTGAAGAGGTTCAAGATTACTACAATGAAAATATTCACCCTGACAAAATCAACTTAAACGATCAAAAGGTCTATGAGAATATATTTCACGAGGGCAAGTGGGCTGGGGTATTTCAGTTTACAGAAGCCGGCGCACAAAAGTTTTGTGTAAAAGCAAAACCAAAGAACATCATCAACATCGCAGCAATTACAGCGATTTATAGACCTGGGCCGCTAAGTGCAAATGTACATGAAAGTTATGTTGAGGCTAAAGAAAACCCAGACAAAATTAAGTATGGTAATACAGTTGTAAAAGAAATAACAAAAGAAACGTATGGTTTTCTGATCTTCCAAGAACAAATCGCACTGCTAGCTCATAAACTGGGCAAAAACATTAGCTTGGATGAGGGCAACACGCTTCGCAAACTTTTTACCAAAAAGGGAACTGGAAAGACGGCGACACAAAAAGCTAAAATAAAACTTAAGTTTGTTCAAGGATGCATCGAAAAAGGACTATCAGAAGATTGGGCAGAGAAGATGTGGCAAAAGTTTGAGTTTTTCTCAGGCTACGGTTTTAATAAATCTCATGCCGTGTCTTATTCAATTATCTCATATCAGTGCGCGTGGTTGTTTAATTATTACCCAACAGAGTGGATGGCAGCTTTTCTAGATAAAGAACCAGAGAGCAGGAAAGAAAAAGCCATCAATCTAGCGAGGAAGTTTGGCTTTGCTATTCAGCCGATTAATATTAACGCCTCTGGAAAAGTTTGGGAGATTGCTGAAGATAATAAAACACTCATTCAACCTTTGACATCGTTGAAAGGCTTAGGAGATAAGGCAATTGAACAAATAATCAACAATCGGCCTTTTAACAGCATGGAAGAACTTTTGTTTAGTGAAAAAGTAATTTATTCTAAGTTAAACAAAAAAGCGCTTGATGTATTGGCGCGCGGCGGCGCTCTTAATGATTTAGTTGATAAGAGGTTTTCAGGACTCAAACACTTTTGGTCTGCGACCGTTGTTGATAGACCGAAAAATCTTAAAAAGTTTCATGAGAATATTGAACTTTATAAACCAGAAGGCGACTTTTCTAATGAAGAAACAATAGATAATCTGGTATCATTAACTGGAGTCTTTCCAATGGAACTGCTTCTAACTGATAATGTATTAGAACAGTTGGAAGAAAATTGCATCCCTCCTCTGGGCGAATGGGATGACGATTTAGGAGTCGCATGGTTTGTACCGAGAGAAGTGATAACTAAAAAGACCAAAAACGGGAACTCATATTGGATTGTAAAAGTGATTGACGAGACATCAACAATCAACAGTATTAAGTGCTGGGGAGTAAATCCGAAAAAGGACAAGATACACATAAATCACCCCTATATTGGATGGTTAGATTACAATAAAACTTGGGGATTTAGTACAAGATCGATTAAACACAATTTTATGCTTTTAGAAAAATAAGGAGAAATTCATGGAATATAAAAATGTAACACCGATTGAAAGTCGGAACAACAAAACAGGCTTTAAAGGTGTTAAAGTAAATGCTGATTGTAAACAACCGTACATCGCTGTATACGGCAGAAATGTACTTGGTCGTTTCGATACAGCTTATGAAGCTGGGCAAGCATATACCTGGGAGACAAAGAACAAACAACCGAGCGAACAACAGCAATTTAATTTTAATCGAATTGTTGATGTCGATGCTACTGAACTCATTGAAGAAGGGTTTTTAACACTCTTAAAAGAAAATCAAGAGATAAACTTTTCTACGCGAGAAATAATTGATGAGGTTTTTGATCTTAAACCGTCTCAAAGACGCAAAATGTTAAAAGAAACAAATAGAATTTCTTTTCACAATAAGGAATATTCTTATGGCACGATAGACGCATTGTTCAAGCGATGGGCAACGCAATATTCTGGCGTTCATTTAAATAAAAATGTAGGCATGAACTACTATTACTGGCATGAAACAAATGAAGATCGCGCACTTAAGCTTGTTTGTAGCGAATATGGAGAGTTTAACTCAACACCGTCTAATTTTGAAGAATTAGACAACTGCATAAAGGTTTATTATGCTGATGGAGATTTTGGTTTCAAGGTTTCTTTAAAGGAAAATAGAGTTATCGGATTTAAGGTTGGGCTCAAGTCTTTTAATTGGGAGGCATAAATGAATCTTAGGGTGTGTAGAATACGATCTGAAGCACAGCTGCCAACAAGGGCATATGAATCTGATGCTGGGATGGATATATATTATTGTCCTAATGACAAGGTGTTGCCTCCGTTAATGGTGGAAGAGGGAATTCCTATCTCACCCAGACAATCAGTTTTAATGTCAACTGGTATCAAAGTGGAAGTTCCTAGTGGCCACATGCTTGAAATAAAAAATAAATCAGGTATAGCGTCAAAGAGACAATTAATTGTTGGTGCATGTGTTGTAGATCCGGGTTACAATGGCGAACTGTTTGTTAATTTACAAAATATAGGGTTAACTACACAACATATCCAACCTGGAGATAAAATTGCACAAGCTGTTTTGGTACCTGTTGTACACTGTGGAATAGAAGAAGTACAAGAAGATACTTTAAATATCAACACACAAAGAGGCGAAGGCGGATTTGGCTCTACGGGAAATAGATAATGAGTTCTTTTACAAGAAAAATGAAAAGACAAAAGAAGAAAGATACCGAAAAGGCGATGGCAACCAAAGTTGCACTATTTGGAAAACTTCCTGATAAGTGCTTGACATGTGAAGAACCATTTGATAAAACTAATAAGGAGATGGTTACAACATGGAGTGTCGTGGTACGCGAAAAAGAAGATGTAGTTCGCTTGTATTGTCCGACATGTTGGGAAAAAGCCCTTCAAATTATTGAAGATTTCAAGAAACATGTAGAGGAAAGGAATGAGTGAAGATCATATAAACCACCCAAAGCATTATAATATTAATTGGAAAGGTGAACAGGCCATTGAAACATATAAATATATTCGCTCTTGGAAAATGGATTATCCAGAAAGCAATATTATTAAGTATGTACAGAGACATCCCTATAAAGGACAGTCTCTTAAAGATTTAAAAAAGGCGCGCTGGTATTTAAATGAGCTTATTGAGGAGGTGGAAAATGAAAGAAGCGCTAACCTATGACGATGTACTATTAATACCGCAGTATTCTGACATTAAAAGTAGAAAAGAGGTTGATATTGGAAACAATTTAGATGACAATATTAATTTAAGTCTACCAATTATTTCTTCGCCAATGGACACTGTAACTGAATGTACTATGGCAAAACATATGGCATTAAATGGTGGCTTAGGTATAATTCATCGTTATAACACTATTAAGGAACAAGTCGCAATTGTAAGAAAACTTCGTGAAGAAATTAAAGATAAAAAAGTTGCTGCCGCTATTGGTGTTACTGGAGATTATTTAAAGCGCGCCCTTAATTTGTTTGATGCGAGTGTAAATGTTCTTTGTATTGACGTCGCGCACGGACATCATTTATTGATGGAAAGAGCTATTAAGTCGATTAGAGATGAAATTGGAAACTCAGTGCATATTATGGCTGGCAATGTTGCAACAAGGAAAGGCTTTGAAGATCTATCAGATTGGGGCGCAGATAGTATCAGATGTAATATTGGCGGCGGCTCTATTTGCTCAACGAGAATTCAAACAGGCCATGGCATGCCGGGATTTCAAACTATTTTAGACTGTTCATATTCGGACAAAGACACAGCGATGATTATTGCTGACGGAGGTATTAGGTCCAGCGGCGATATTGTTAAAGCTTTGGCTGCTGGAGCAGATTTTGTTATGCTAGGATCTATGTTAGCTGGAACAGAAGAATCGCCTGGAAAAAAGATGTACACTCTTGGTGGTATTAGAAAAGAATATCGCGGCATGGCCAGTAAAGATGCGCAAATGGACTGGAAGGGCCAATACAGTTCTGATGAAGGCATATGTACTTCAGTTAATTATAAAGGCCCAGTTGGTTCTATTCTTAAAGATTTGCGCAAAGGCATTGTTTCGGGTTTATCATATTCAGGTGCCAGGACGATTAGAGAATTACAAGCAAAAGCGCAGTTTATTCGTCAAACTAGCGCCGGCTTATCAGAAAGTCATACACATATTTTAAGGACGAAATAAGTTGCCAGATTATGGAAACACAGTAAAGCAAATTTGTTTTGATAGTTTGGATAAAATACATGCAGATTTAAAAATACGATTGCATTATGATGACATCAAAATAAGAGAATTCTTTAATGAAGTTGTAATTGCTTACATAGAAAAGAACGAACACATCATGAGCTTTGTTGGAGAGCTTAAAGATAAAAAGCAGATATCTAAGAAGAAGAGAAAAAAGATTAGTCGCTCAAACACAAAAGCAGAAGATGTTAAAAGAAAATTTGGCTTAGATAAATCTGAGATTGAAAGTATATTTGATATAATAGAAAAGGAGTGGGGCGTATGAATAATTGTGCAAAGGAATGCATATCAGAAAATAAACAGTGTGATAGGACGGGTTGTCGCTTGTGGGTTGATTACAAAAAGGATTTAAACTGTACGTTGATCACTGTGCGCAACAACAAAGGTCCGATGAGTTTAGAAGAAACCGCAAAACGTTTTGACCTTAGTATTGTGAGAATTAAACAAATACAAGACAAAGCCGTACAAAAATTGAAGAAAAATACTCCATTCTTGAAATGAAAGACTATTTAATATAGAAAAGCCTATTTTTAAGGAGAGGTATAATGAGTAACAAGAACAAGCAACTTTTAAACGAATCAACGGTTCGCCGCTTTATGGGTCTTGCAGGTATTGGCGCGCTGACTGATAAGTTTGTTGGTGACAAGCAAATTAATGAAGAAGTTGAAGAACTAGAAGAGCAGCCTCTTCCTGATGCTGAGCCTGAATTAGACGCTGGACCGCCTCTTCCTGGTGAAATGGCCGAACCTGGACCAGACGCCGGATTGCCACCTGAAGAGCTTGGCCTAGAAGATGAAGAGTCCGTAGAAGATGAAGAGTCCGTAGAAGATGTCGATTTAAGTCAAGAAGAAGCTGATGTGCTTATTAGCCTTGGCAAAAAGCTAGAAGCAGAAATGGGTGGTGAAGAAGAAGGCCTAGAAGGTGAAGAGGGCCTAGAAGACCTAG